CTTTATGACGCCAACATCAACCCGATTGCATCTTTCCCCTCCACTGGAATAGTGGTCTTTGGACAGAAGACGCTCCAATCACGCGCCTCCGCCTTAGACCGAATCAACGTGCGAAGGCTCGTAATCTTCATGAAGAAGCAAATTTCGATTCTTTCCACACAGATTCTCTTTGAACAAAATGTTCGCGCGACCTGGAAGAGGTTTACAGGTCTCATTGAACCATTCTTAGCCGATGTTAAGACCAGATTTGGTATTACTGACTATCGCCTCATCCTTGATGAGACCACAACCACTCCAGATCTAATTGATCAGAACGTTCTTTACGCGAAGATCATGATTAAACCTGCAAGGGCAATTGAATTCATCGCAATTGACTTCGTCATTATGTCCACAGGGGCATCCTTCGATGATTAAAAAAGGAAGGGGGAAATTCCTCCACCACACTATTTAAGATAGATTAAAGGAGTTCTTAAAATGCCATTTTGGTCAACAAACTTTGGAACAGATGCGACACTTAACGATCCAAAAAGAAAATTTCGGTTTATGGTTTCATTTGGTAACCTCGACGCAGATCCTGGTATAGATTTATGGTACGCGAGCACCGTGAGTAAGCCTGGGTTTACAATTAATGCGGCCGAGCACAAGTACCTTAACCATACTTTTTATTACCCAGGCAATGTAAGCTGGGCAGCGGTCTCAATGACCGTGGTTGATCCGGTTAGTCCCGATGTAACGGCGACACTCTCGGATATTTTGGAGACCGGCGGCTACGCGGTACCTGCTAATGTGTCGGAACTGGGAACGATTTCTAAGGCAAAGGCCACAAATGCTTTGGGTACTGTAAAGATCGTACAACTGGATGCCTATGGTAAAGAATTAGAAACCTGGACTCTATGGAATGCCTTCATTACTGATGTGAAGTTTGGCGATATGTCTTATGGTGACGACACCCTTCAAGAGGTTACTTTGGAACTTCGGTACGATTGGGCTCAAGTCCTAGTGACTAATAAATCCGCCATGATCGGTGGCAAGGACGCCAACAACGACTACTTCAAGACTACGACTACAGAATAATAAAACGAGAGGTGTACATTGTCTAGAAATAAAGAACGTCTAGGAGGCGTTCAACAACAGGATACAAATCCGCCCCCAGCAGCAATGCAAGCAGACCCGGGCGGCTTTTCCTTCGTGGTTCCCACCGAATTTGTGGAGCTACCATCGGGAGGAAAGTTTTATCCCGAAGGTCATCCTTTACACAAACAAGAAAGTATTGAGATTCGTCAGATGACCGCTAAGGAAGAGGATATTCTCACTTCGCGCACGCTGCTTAAAAAAGGCGTTGCGTTAGATAGAGTGATCGAAAATCTTATTGTGGATAAAAGAATTGATCCGCTATCTTTATTGGTGGGGGATAGGAGTGCTATTATTGTGGCATGTCGTGTGTCTGGTTATGGTAACATGTATGAAACTAAAGTAACATGCCCTGAGTGTCAAACCCATCAAGAATATAACTTTGATTTAAATGATACCAACATTTATGGTGGCGAAAATACCGCCAAATTAGATGTCACAGATAACAAAAATGGGACATTTAATGTGGAGTTGCCCAAAACTGGAGTGACGGTCACTTTTAAATTGCTATGTGGAAAAGACGAAAAGAGATTATTAGCGGGTATAGAAAATGATAGAAAAAGAAAGAACGAACGCCATGTCACCCGCCAGCTTGTCAATACAGTGGTCGCTGTTAATGGCGACACATCCGCTGACACTATTAATTATTTAATTGAAAACATCCCTTCCATGGACTCACGCCACATTAGATTGTCTTACCGTCTTGCGGCACCCACTTTAGATTTAACTCAGTATTTTGAGTGTAGCGATTGTGGCCACGAACAGGACATGGAGGTTCCGCTTACAGCGGACTTTTTTTGGCCTGACCGATGACTATATGGCAAACATCTATGAGCAGTTTTTCTTTTTGAAATACTCTGGTGGGTGGTCTTTTTCAGAAGCCTACAACTTGCCTGTGGGATTACGCAAATGGTTTGTAGAGAGATTAGTTAAACAGCTAAAAGATGAAAAAGAAGCGATTGAGGAAGCCTCCAAAAACAAAGGCAAGAGCTTCCAAACTTTAAGCGCCCACAATCAACCAGCGCGCCCACCAGGGCTCGACAATTTCATCCAACGACAGGGTAAACCATAAGCCCTGTCTTTTTTTATGGCTAACTATTTAATTTGAGAGTAATATAAAAGGAAACCTCTATGGCTGATTTTCCCGAAATTCCACCTGAGTATTCGCCAGAAGCATTAGCAATCGCTAAGGAGTTGTACGAACTCAATAAGAATAAAAAAGAGATGACCGATGCTCAAACTGAGAAAGCATTGGAGCTAATTGAGCATCATGGGACTTTAAAAGACGCCATCAAAGATATCAACGGCGAACGTTCGCGCCTTAATGCAAGCGAAGCAGAGAGCATTAAGAAGTTAGATAAAATTAATCAAGTTCACAAAGACATTGCGGGTAGCCAAGCAGAACAGGCTTCAATAGCGAAAGATAACTTAGCCATTGAACAGAAGAAGCTGGATTATCTTATCCAGCAAGCATCGTTGGATGGAGAAATTACGAAAGAAGAAAGGAAACAGATCGAAGCCCAGAAAGAGAATGTAAAACAAGCGCAGAAACTAGTCCAGCAGTTCGAAAAAGCCGCCAACCAGCTTAAGGAGGCTACAAAAGCTAGCAAAGACATGGTTAAGAGTTTTGATACTTGGTTCTCTGGAAAGGGAGATCTCACAGCAGCTTTAGAGATTGATAATTTTACAAATTCCGTAGCCCAACTCAAAGCAATCGCTCTAGAGCCGGAAGTATGGCTCGATGCAGTGGAAGGCGGACTGAAAGTCTGGGTTAATCTAATCACCGACTTGGCGATCAAAACCGCAGACACTGAGGCAAACTTCCGTCGCGCTACCGGCACAAGCCGTGAATTTGCTACAGGTATTCGACGTAGTTATCGTAATACACGTGAATTTGGGGTATCATTAGAAGAAGCGAACGCGGCTATGACCTCTTTGACAGCCACCTACACCGATTTTACCATGCAGGATGCAGCTACGCGAGATGAAATTACCGAGACAGGCGCCGTTTTACAAAAGTTAGGTGTATCTAATCAGGCGTATGCAGAGGGTATTCAAAATACTACGAAGATGTTTGGAGTATCTGCGGGACAGTCTGACGATGTCATGAGAGGAATTGTTGCACACGCCAAAGATCTAGGCGTAGCACCCGAAAAACTTAGCTCTCAGTTTGCCCAAATGGGACCTCAACTTGCAAAATTAGGCTCTCAAGGCGAGAAAGCTTTTAAAGATATTGCCTATATTTCTAAGATCACTGGCATGGAAATGGAAAAAGTCCTGCGCATAACGGAAAAGTTTGACACTTTCGAAGGGGCCGCCGAACAAGCCGGGAAATTAAATGCAGCGCTGGGAGGTAACTTTGTCAATTCGATGGATTTGATGATGGCAACAAACCCCGCAGAACGTTTTGGAATGATTAGAGATTCTATTTTGGATGCAGGATTATCCTTTGATGAAATGAGTTATTATCAGCGCAAATATTACACCGAAGCGGCAGGCTTAGACGATGTTGGTGAGCTAGCACAAATGTTATCTGGCGATATGGATGCATTGAGCGGCGACGTGGGTAAGAATGCCGATGACTTAATTGCTATGAAAAAGGCCGCCCAGGATGTAGCTACTTTTCAACAGCGATTGAACATGGCGTTCGCTTCGATGATTCCTATTCTTGAAGATTTGATGGATAATTTAGATGTATTTACCCTATGGGTGGCTGAACACCCCAAAGAAATTCAAAGATTTGTAGAGGGTATTCTGAAAATGGGGGGTGCTTTTCTCTCACTTGCGTCCGCTGTGGGCGCCTTCACTGGAATAGACTTCTTGAAGGACATGGATAAGAAAACAGGTCCGACAATGGGATTCTTTGGATTGTTAACGTCGGGAACAGAGACTGTAATTTACCTCTTTGATGTTTTCAGCGAACTCATGGACGACGTTATTGTACCTCTTATTGATAAAGGCGCCGAACTGGGCGAGGCTATGGGGTGGATGAGTGATCCAGCGGCAAATAAAGCCTTTATTGATGAAGGCACCGGCTATTTAGAACTTTTTGTTAAAGTAGTTGAAGTCGCCGCCACCGCTTTAATGGTACTTATGAATGTGATGATTGACCTAAATAAAGTGTTTGAGGATTTTTATACAGGCGTCACCGATAAGTTAACGTTTATAAAAGAAATTCTTATGTTTATTCCAAATCAGATGGTCTCGGCGTACGGTATGCTTACGGATATTTTTGATCCTGTAACTCTGTCCGTGGACGCGATGAGAGCGGGTCTTCAGCTTTTAGGCGAGACCCTGTTCGAGTATGCGTGGGGATCTAATTTTGCAGAAGCCACCGCTAAACTTGGAGATTCTTTCGCAGGGATGGGAACTAGCGTAGAGAAGACGAAGAGTCCGTTAGAGCGCTTGCAGGGGACATTTATGAGCGTCGGCGCTAGTATCTTTGGCGCCTTTGAGAATCCTTTGGGCCTTGTGTCTACTTTTTTTGAGACGTTGCTCGATTACACCGACAAACTTGTGTCTACGCTAACCAGTTTAGCAGAGGGGTTTGCCAACATCTTTAGCCCCGCGACGTTTATTGCCATGGCAGAATCGATAGCTACCATTACGGGGGCCATCGCCGAAATGCCAGTCTCTAAGGCTCTATCCTTTACTGCATCCATGGCTGCTTTTGCCGAAGCCGGCACCGCTTTCACGGCGGTAGCAGAAGCTGCACCTCCCCTTGCGACTCCAATGATGGGAGCCACCGCAATCGAAAATACAACCGCAACAGTCATTAAGACTCCACAAATAATTGTTCAAACAGAAGGCGCAGGCAACGCGCCCGTCACCGGACCTACCACGGTCAGCATCAGCTTAGACGGATTAGATCTGCGCAAATTCCTACAGGGAACGGTCGTAGAAAAGATCGGAGAATTAAGCCGAGACGCGTTAATAAGCTAATAAGGAAATCTGAAAATGTCAGACGACACATTTAAATATAGTAAATACGATACCGCCTCCGAGTTAACTAATGTTTTTCTAGATGGAAGTGACGCATTAGCCAATAACAATCGTTTAATTATATCCTTTCAACACGTTCCCACAGAAAAAGAAGTATACTTTAAAGCTTTTGTCACTACTTTTAATGAATCATATAATTGTGATTGGACTCCCGAAATGGTATATGGACGTGGTGATCCGATTTATCAATTTAAAAATACACAACGTAAGATTACATTAGGTTTTAATATTCCGGCTGCAAGTGATGGAGAGGCTTACGAAAACCTAGGAAGAGTACAGCAATTGCTGCAATTTTTATATCCTCGCTACAGCGAGATTAATAGTGCCAGTAGTATTACACAAGCTCCTTTGATTAGAATGAAAGTGATGAATCTTTTAAGAAATGTAAACGACACTTTTGAGGCGCAAGATAAAGACTACGAAGCTTCCCCCACAGCCACAATAGAGGTGAACGCGAGTTCCGACAAATATGATAACTATAAGGGGCTCCAACGTCATTATGCTCATGATGGTGTATTAGGAGTAATTGATAATGTGGCAGTGAGGCATGGTCTAGAGGGAGGAGATGGAGTTTATATCGCAGGATCCGGCACAATTCTCCCTAAGCTAATGGAAATCACAGTAAATTTTTCCGCCATTCATGAGCACACCATGGGGTGGAGCGACGACGATGCATTCGGCGCCGACGCTGATCGTGTTCATGAAAAAGGAGTGCGCAAAGGAGATCATCAAACACGACTATTTCCTTATGGAGTTGCGTTAGATGGAGAACTCGATCTCAACGCCGAAGCGGCCTCATCTGTGGGGGCCTCCGAGGGTGCCCCCCAGCAAGAGACGGATAATGCCCAAGCAATTCTGAATCAGAGTATGGAGTTGTTAGGCGATCAAGATATCGATTTCTTGCTTGATGATGGCGAGGGCACAGGCGCCGAATATGGGGGGGAGATTACCGAAGACGAACTTGGATCTGAGTTCACGGCAGGAGGCACCTTCGGCGACCTGTGACCGGGTTCGTGAATAGGTAAATAACAAGGAACTAAACTATGTCGAGATACATCAATGATAAAACTCTAATAAACTCAAGCGAATATTATGAACCATTGCGCAAGGAGCGCGGAGTAAAACAAATTAAACAGTATGCCACTGTTATCATGCATCAGCCCACTGTAGCGCAGCGCGCGGCACTCCTCACTGCCCCCCATATTTGGACATATGGCGATAGGTTTTATAAATTAGCTTCTCAATACTATGGAGATGCTCGATTGTGGTGGGTAATTGCGTGGTACAATGGGCGCCCCACGGAAGTAGATATTCACCCTGGACAAACAATTCGAATTCCTTTGAATATTACGAACGCATTCGCTGCATTGGGATACTAAAAGATGCCAACATCAACCGACGCAGTAGTTGCGTTAGCCAAATTAGTTGAAAAATATAATACCGCCTACGGGGAGTATTATGATGCTGTGCAATTGATACCAGAGCCATTACAACCGCGCCTATTCCCCCAATTGTCACCAACAACCGTCGCTACCGCGACTGACATTGGTGGTTTCGGTACTGCTCCCGCCGCCGACTACTCTGGAGGAGAAAGTGATTCAACTACCGGCGCTGATTCTGCTATTGCTGCTTTCCCAGATACCGTGGAGTCAGAGTTAGGAATAGAGGTGGAGTCAGATGCTAGCGCATTTTCATCCGATCCGACGGGCGATCCACTAGGAGAGAGTGGAACGGGCGCCTATTCCACCTTATCGGCGCCCTTGTTCTCTAGCATTAATAACGCCTTTTATGTGAAAGCCTCCGAAGCGTCGGACACCAACTCAGCAACCTATAGCGAAAACATTGCAATGTCATTTGATTCCGCTGAAGTATACGCTGACATTGTCTATGAGATAGCCGAGGAGATCGTGGCAAAGCTCCAGGAAATGCAGGACGCTACAGACGAAGATATTGATGTGGACGAGGCGCTGAAGGGGGTAGATGGGAGTGACGCAGCGGCAGTTAACGCGGCAATAGCTGCGGCTGCAGCAGCCGAGAACGAGCGGATTGCAACACAAAACGCAGCAGAGCTTGCTGCTCAAAAAGAGGCGCAAGACAAGCTTAAGGCCGCTCTGGCTGGAAAGATAACCAAAACTCAGATTCTGTACCAAGAACAGTGTTTTTTAATGTCGCAGATTATTTCGTTAATAGCATATAAAAAAAAGAACCTGAGCCCGACCAAGCCTATTCCTTATCAAGGGTCAGCGAATAATGTTTGTATTCTCGCTCAGGATCAACCGTTTCATTTTATGAATAAATTAACTCAATATCCAGGAGCCGAATATCTCTTTCGTATAAAACCGCAGAATTTATCTAATCTCGTTCCTATGATTAAGCTCTATAAGATATCAACGAATGACAACACAGGTGAAGACTCAGAAATCGAGTTTCAATTTAATAGTAATCCCACCTTTACAGAGATTCAGAATTATGTGAAGGATAAAACCAAAAGAGGATTCGGCGCCGGTATAAAAGATTTTTCTTTTACATATGATGGGAGCAATCCTTTTTCGGCGAAGAAAAGCATTAGAGCTAAATTGACTATTTTTGCTAATGGTTTTGATGAACTGTTTATGTGTCGAGGCAATGAAAAATGTGACAGCACCGACCCTGATCAACATACTGGTGCCTATCGGTATATTGATTTAGCTTTAAAAACAGGAAGAGGGACTTCGATACCCGAGACTATATGTGAGGAAGCTCGTACTAATTTATCGAAATTACATTTTCGTCTTAAGGCAGTGGTGGGGTGGGCAATGCCTAAAGGATTTCCCAACGAGTTGGATGATTTTGATTTATTAGATGCTATCAACAATTCTTTTGTCACATTGAATTTAACCCCCACAATTCACGAATTTAATATAGAAGAAGACGGCCGAGTTGGATTTACGATTAATTATTTAGCATATATTGATGAGTTTTTTGATCAGCCTCAATTTAATATTTTTTCGGATACAACAGTGGCTACAACAATGACGCTACGCAAATTAATATTGGAAAATATTACTCACAATGGTGAATGTTCGTCTAGTGAGACTGCTGAGTTAAAAAAATTAGAGACCGATGAGATCGCCCTGGAGAAGAAAAATAGTTTAACTTATTTAACGACAAAACTCACCGAAAGGGGTGACGACGGTAAAAGTAAAATGAAATTTATTAATCTAAAAAGGGAAGAGTTACTCAAATATCAAAATTCGGGGGTATTTTATACACTTCCCGATGGCGAAGTAGAGAGTTTGATTGTAGATGATGTGACGGACCCGGCTGCGTTGACAGCAGCACAGAACCAAGCAGCGGAGGACAATCCCCCAAAAGAAAAAGAAGGATCAGAAGAAGAGAGCCTTGCGTTTGAGAAACTAATATTGGAACCAGGGAGCGAACAGATTCCCTTTTTCTTTGTGAGTGATTTGGTGGATATTATTTTAGAAGGAATTGGAGTCAAACTGTCGACACTCCCAGGACTACTCGATGCCGACCCCGCAGAGACATTGGTATCGGGTGCCCTGGTAGCCGGCGTGGTAGATACAGGGATGCTGCAGAAGCAAATAAGCGAAGAGAAAAAGATGTTGGCAGCGTTTTATAAAAGATTTAAGAAGCTAAGAGTAGTCTTGGGACCAGTAGAAGTGAGAGATCCCGCAGGCTCAGGTTGGGAGAAAAACGGTGCCAGTTTAGGAGACCTCCCAGTTTCTTATAAATATTTTCTTGAATGGCTTACTAAAAAAATGTTATCCAAAGAAGATTCGACGTATCATTTATCCCAATTCTTAAATGATTTGATCAATACCCTCATTAAACAATTTATGAATAGCGATAGTTGTTTTAAAACAAACAAAAGTCAGAAAGTGAGGCTTCAACAAACGACCCTCACCTCGTACGCAAAAGAAGAGGGGGACCCTGATGATTTAGTGGCATTAATGAAGATCCAAAATGATACGCGTATTAATGTAAAAGAAATTTCTAACCTTATAATGCCTGTGTTGAACATTTCAGGACTCAAAGACACCCCTATTGTTGGACCCATTGATCGAGAGACCAATTACATGATATTTTTTGCTGGGCGTACGCAGCCCGATGATGCAGATCTTTTCCAGGGAGACCGGTATGCGGATGAGTTAGCGGGGATCTTTCATTATTCGATGGGACGAGCCGACGGACTTGTAAAAAAGATTTCTCTTTCTAAAACTGATGCTAAATTTCTTAAGGAGGTGAGGTTTGAACAGGAAGGATACGATGGTTTAAAGCAATTAAGAGAAGTATACGATGTACAAATTGACGCTTTCCCTATTGTAAATGCGTATCCGGGTGTATATATTTATGTGGATCCCATGGGATGGCTGCCAAACGCAGGAACACCGGGCTCAAATGTGACTTTGGATTTAACTCAATATGGAATTGGAGGCTATCATATGATATGGAAATCTACACATAGTTTTGCTCCAGGTCGCGCCGAATCACAAATTTATGCTAAATGGGTAGCTGCTATTGGAGCACCCGACACCACGACGTGTGCGGGAGCAGTCGACAATACTGGTGTCGATCCAGCGAACTCAAAATGTGCTACCGTGTTAGCGGAAGTGGCTAAAGCCGAGGCAGCGACTACCACCTCTGGCGACGAAGTAGGAGAGAATCCGGATGGCTGATTCTTATAACGAAGGAAACAATGAATCTACTAAAGCTTTGTTTCAAAAAAGATATATTTATCGGAATACTGTGGCAAAGTCGAGTCCCTTAAAGAATCTTGTTAATTTTAATTTTGGAGAAAAATACTTTTATGGAAGAGTAAGCAGGATGTTTGTTCCTATTCAACACGATCCGACTGGAGTACAGTTAAAACAATTTAATGGCACCAGCACCACTGGCGCCCCACTCCAGGCATTTGCCTTTGTAGTCGATGCATTTAAGGCACTGTCTATGCAATTTGCTAAATGTGGATTAGCGGGAAAAATACCCACCACCGATCCTCATTTGTCTAATCTAAGAGTTTACAAAGGATATGCGAGCCCTCTTGCAGAATACAATAAATATTTTACCATTACCGAATCAACTATTAAATCCCAATTCATTGCTAATGGCGCCATTTTATATAATTTTGATGACTTCATTAAAGAATTAATGCCAATTGCAAAAAAGTTGGCGTTGAGATTTCCCATTACGATGCCGGCATATGTGAAAAGTAAATATTGTCCCATTACGTGTACGGGATTAGCAGTAGAAATAGCGGAAGAAATGAATGCTGCTGATGACAATACTAAAATAGAAGAATTTGTGAATAGTCCCAACTGGGGCTTTTATGTAAATGCATGTAACACCTATGGATTTATGATAGATGAATTTGTGCCATGGCGACTCGTCGCAGACATTGGCTCCGCGCCTATGATTGAATTTGCTAGACAATACAAGGGATTATCTTCCACCAATATGATTCTCGGCCGCGCTTATAAAAAGGTTCATTTAGAATACTACCATAAGTTTAAATATTACTTATTGAACCTGTACAACAATGTCAAAGCTCCCCAATACATGATCACCGAAGACTGTAAGGGGGTAACGGTGAATAAATTTATTATACCGGAAGCCTATACCATTCAACAACTCGATCAGAAATATGATGATGCGTACTTTTTGCGACTTTATTGTCAGTTGCGTTTTTATGAAGAGCCCTCCTTTTTTGATGAAGGCGCCCAATATCGATTAATCGATGACACTCTTGAAGTGGCCGATACGCGTGGCTCCAAGCGCGCCCTACGAGATTTTGAAAGAATTATTAACAAACCATTTGACTATCGCGGCTCGATGAGTTATATTAATAGACACTTACAAGCAGTTCGCGATTCGGAGGGTCCTTGATATTCCAGACACTGGACGACAAAACAGAATGTGTGGGTGTATATACTGATGGCAAGCTCTATTTTGAGGACATCCCATCGGAT